AGCAGTGGTATCAACGCAGAGTACTTCGGCATCTTCGCAGACGCGCACTACATAACAAGTGTGTCCGCTATCACGGGAGAGGACTGCGGATGCGAGAACTTCATTACCCCGGAGGAGGAAGAGGAGTGGTGCAAGGCGCTCGAGAGGGCGGAGCGGCACCCTTTGCCGTGGAGGTGATTGGCTGATGGCCGAGTACATCGTGGACACCACGGACGGCATCCTGCGACGCCCGGACCACCGGCGAGCTCACCAGGTGCAGGGACTGCGCGGACTGCATCACCGGAGGCATATGGCCATACGAGTGCGCACGCCACCTCTGCACCACGTGGCCGGACGGCTACTGCGCGTGGGCGAGGAGAAGGGACGGCGAACGCTGATGGCAAAGGACAGGACCAGGCACGCGAGGATGCGCAGCGGCGACTTCTACCGCGCGCGGCGCGAGGCCCAGCTCGTGCGCTGGGTGAACGACTTCGCCAGGAACGCTGACGCGCTGTACGTCACGATGGGGGACGTGCTAATAGACGTGGCGAGGTTCTTGGACGCGTTCTACGTGCACTACGTAAGGGATGGTGGTCCCCGTTGACCGGCTGGATTGTCTTCTTCGTCTGCGTCGCTGCCACCGCCGTCTCCGTGGCCGCATGGTTCGCGGGCTACGCCGTTGGTGTGGCGGACGGCACGCGACTGCTCATAGAGTGGTGCAAGGATCACATGGAGGGAAAGCGAGGCGGGCAATGACGCCGACCGAGGGACAGAGGGAGGCGATGGCCCGGGCGCTCCGGCTGAACGCCGCCATCGAGCGCCGGCACGAGGGGGTGTCCCGCAGCGCCGCCAACCTGTCCGACCTCGCGTGCCTCGGGGGCGACGTCCTCGACGCCTTCGGCGACGGGAGGCACCTATCGACCGCCATCGACGGCCTGGCGGACTACGTCGCGCCCCAGGCCACCACGGGGACGTGCCGGGCGTGCCGGCACACCGACCCCAGGCACGCGCACCCATGGTGCGGCCTGTGGGGCCACCCAGTGGCCAACGGGGACTTCTGCAGCCACTTCGACGCGCGCGAGGGATGACCGGAACCCAAGCCCGGTTGGTCCGCGAGCGGGAGATTGATGCTATTCCAGAGACTGTGTGATAGCAAAAGCGCATGCCACGCTGCCGGCCTTCCCATTCCTTGGATTTCAATTTCCATGTCCAAGGAATGGGAGGCAGTTCAAGCATCCGGGCGAGGGGGCCGTCACAAAGACGATGAGTGCTTCAGGTCTCGCGTCAAGCGGTAGGGCCGGGGAAGTCGATGACCTTCATGCTGACGTTTTGAACTCTCGGCTCGAAGCCACCGTCCTTGATGAAGCCCCTTCGGACTCCGATTAAGTCCTCGAATATATCGGTTGGAACGCCCGCATCGTCCATTATCTGCTGGACGGACAGACCGCACTGTTCAACGCACATGGACACACACGTGCGAAGCAGGGTAGGGGTCTCGGGCATGCGCTGGTCATCAAGGGGCTCACGTCTACGCCACTTCTTCTTGCTGACCGTTACCTGACGAGCCGTGTATTGCGATTCGTCAAGAATCCCGATGTTGCGAGCGCGGATGAGCATGGCTTGGAGCGAGACGCCCCAATATGATTTGACCGAAAGAAAGTCATTGATGCTTAGACCAGGCAACGATTGGACGAACGAGTCCTCGGGCATGAGGAGAGCGCCACTGAAGTAGTGGGCCTGTGACTCGAGTACCCCGTTCACGTTTGGGTCGCTTACCGTGGCATCGCTCAGGTGCTGATGGAGAACCATGTGCCCAATCTCATGACCGAGGTCAAAGCGCCATCGATATGCGGTTCCATTGTCCGTGTTCACCATGATGATCGGACGGCCCAAATCCCCCATTCGCGAGAAACCGTCGAGCGTTCCCACAGAGAACGGCGTCAAGGCAAGAACGACGCCATTGGCTTCGGCGACGGCAGCAAGGCTGTTGATGGGGCCATCGCCGAGATGCCAGAGTTCGCGAACCTTTGCAGCGGCAGACTCAATCACGTCATTCGTTATCGAGTTGATATCGGTCTCCGTGCAGATGTCGGAGAGGTCGAATTGAGGGAAGTACAGATAATCATCGATGACATCGATGATGGAGTTTGCCATCAACGACCTTGCATCCTGGGCCTTTCGCGCCGCCTTAGTCGCGGAAGAGAAAGACCGAAAGTACACGGGGGTGTCAAGGACCTCATCGACGCCTCCGAAAGCTGCGACGCTAGCTCCCAGCGCATTGGCCAGCCTCTCTGCGATGTCGAGGGACATGTCACCCCCATGCTCGACTCTTGAGATGGTCGTCGTCGAAACGCCCGCCTCCAAGGAGAGCTTTTTGGCAGTCATCATGCGTGCCTCGCGCATGGTCTTCACGCGGGTGCCGTTGAACCGTCTAGTCGTTCCCATTCACAACCGACCTCTTCGTCTTTACGCGAATGACGGGAACAACGGGAGAAGTCTGGGGGGTCTGCCTCTTTACCTCGAGCCCAGTAATGTCTTTCCGCATCTCCGAGCAGGCGTCCGCAAATGGAAGAACAAGCTCAACCCCACCCAGCACGATGGCGTTTCCACGCCGGAACGTATGGTAGGCGACGACAACCTTGAGTGAGGTGTCGTCGCCATCGTCTGGGCTCAAGCCATCGAGGGGGATGGTCATCTGATTGCTGCGTTTCATTGAGTTGACGAACTGATTGTTGGGGAGCTTTGCATTCGGTCCAGAGACCCTGCAGGTGGTAACGCTCAGCCCATTGCCCTCGGCAACGCAGTTGGTCCACCAGCTCCCACCGTAAATGGCGTGCTTAACCGCGAAGCCAGAGATCTGCATCTGATCGGCAAAGGCATTCGCAACGTAATCGCGCAGGATGTAGGAGCGGGAGTCGGTACTCCTCATGCCATCGAAGCTCTCTGACAGTGCCGTGGGCAGCCCGTGCTCGATGGCAGAGCGGTAGGAGCCAATAAGCCTGGCGAGTCCATCCTCGCCACCCATGGACGAAATTATGAAATCCATGACCTGCTGCTGATACATAGAACCCCTTAATCTAGCTATCTAGTTTGTCTGTATGGCTAATTATACCATTTAAAAATCCCAATGAGACTAATTATAGATTTAAGAAATCCCCAAGCCTTAATCGCTACAGCTATGGGGCGCACGATTCAAAAGGCTTCCGGCACCTGCTGTACCGTCTCTTCGGCGCGTGCGCGTCCCCGTACCGCGGCGATCGACGGCACGGGGAAGTTTGGTCGGGCACGGCGCCGGCTTGCCGGCTGGCCTCGATGGCGACAACGGCTCCGGAGCTGCCGCCCACCGAACCGAAACGGCTGGCAGCGGGCTGGCAGCGGGGCGCCGGCGAGGGACCCTCGCGCGCGGGGACAACGCCCAGCTCGCGCCCCATCGCGCGGGCATCCCGCGTGCCCTCCCGTGCGGAAAGATGTAAGTCTCGAGCGGCATGTGGGGACGGGTCGCGGGCGGTGGCCGTGGCGTGAAGGCGGGACCAGGCTCGGATTGTGGGCCTATACTGGGGAAATCCCCGAGTAGACAGGAGCCGTGAATGTCAGGAGCCGAGACCGCCATCGCGTTCGCCCTGCTGGGGCTGCTGCTCGCCGTCGCGTGCGGGGTGCGGCGATGACCCCGCGCTTCGGCTCCGCGAGGGACCTCTTCGAGGCCGTGCGCGAGGCGTCCAGGGACGCGTCCGAGATACGGTCCAGGCTGTCCAGGCTCGAGTCGGCGTGCGGGCTGCGCGCCCAGAGGTACGACGCGCCGTCATCCCGCGGCGGCGCCCCGGACGCCATGCGCGCCGTCGACATCTACGTGGACCAGGAGGAGAGGCTCCGCCGCAGGCAGGACGAGGACTACGAGCTCATAGGGCTGGCCTCGTCGGTGATCTACGGCACGTCCGAGGACGGAAACGGCGGCATCCAGGCGCTGCTCGGCCCGCGCCAGGCCGACGCCATGTGGTGGCGCTTCTGCGCTGCGAGGCCCTGGCCGTCCGTGGCCGCGATGGTCGGGGCCAGCGAGAGGTGGTGCAGGGACGCCGTGAGGGTCTCCCTGGACACCGTGGACTCCTACGGCTGGCGCGCCGTCGCAGAGGGCGCCGGCGTTGCCGAGGGCTGAGGCAAGCCTCCTCCCAAATTCACATGACCGACCGCGCTCGCTCTGCCAGGTGGTGCCAGGCTCTGCCGGGTTCTGCCAACTGTTGCCGGGTCGTGCCGGGTTTTGCCAACTGTTGCCGGGTCGTGCCGGGATTTTCGTGCCATAGTGGCAATGTCGAATTTCGCGTGGCGCCCACGGGACCGGTTCCCGCGGGCGCCGCTCCTTTTGGCGAGGGGGACACGATGACGCTCGAGCGCATGGCGGAGATCGCGGCACGCTACGACACCGCGATGAGCTGGGCGATGGTTAGGGCGCTCCTGGAGCGCGGGGTCAGCGTCAGGCTCCCCCCCACCAGGCGCCACGCCATGGACCACGCCAGGGCCTACGAGCCCGACCCCGCCGACGTCCTCTGGTGCATGGCCAACCACGGCAGCCCGATGGACCTCGCCCGTGGGTAACCCGCGGAAGCGCAACGGGGCCGCCCGCCGCAGGGCGGTGGCCAGGCTGCGGGCCGAGGGCCGCCCGTGCTGGATCTGCCAGGCGTTCGGCAGGCCGGCGGACATCGACTACTCGCTGCCGGCCGGCGACCCGCGCTCGTTCGAGTGCGACGAGCTGGTGCCGGTCAGCAGGGGAGGCTCGCCGACGGACCCGTCGAACCTCGCCGCGGCGCACAGGGCGTGCAACGAGTGGCGCTCGAACCGCAGCGTCGAGTGGGTCATGGAGCAGGCGGCGAGGGCACGTGGCGCCTCGGGCCCTCGCGTCCACTCGTCTCGCCGGTGGCTCTGATCCGGGACCGGGGGGCATCCCCTCCCCGCCCTACGCAGGCCACTACCGGCGCACAGGGCCGTTTTTTCAGAAGGCGGAATCTCCGGGACTGCATCGGGGGTCGATGCGCATGGCTTTCGCCCGCCAGTACACCCAGCGCGAGATGGACTACATCCGCGACAACTGGAGGTCGAAGACGGTGGCGGAAATGGCCGCCGAGCTGGGGAGGAGCGAGCGCGGCGTCTACAAGAAGATCCGCGACATGCACCTGCGCGAGGATGCCGGGACGGACGCCCCGGCCCCGATGCAGCGGAGGGCCCGGGAGGGCCCCGCGGTTCAGCCGACGGAAGCCCGCAGGGCCCCGGAGTGCATCGGGCGCTCCGGCGGCGACAGGGGGCGCCTCGAGGGCCTGAGGGACCTCATATGGGCGTCCCTGGAGGAGGCGTCGCCAGCCGACGTGGCGAGGCTCGCACCCGAGTACAGGAAGACGATAGAGGAGATCGAGAGGATGGGCGGCGGTGGCGGGAAGCAGGATCGAGAGGCTGCGGGCGTCGTGTCCGGCGGCCTCGCCGAGGTCCTCAGCCTCTGAGTACCTCCCACCGAAGCACCACCTGTCCGCGCCGTACGCCGAGGGCAACAGCCGAGGAGGCAGGGCCGCGGAGCTGGGCGCGAGGTGCGGCTACCCGTGCCAGGCGTGGCAGAGGGCCATGCTCGAGGACATGGGCGCCAGGACCGACGACGGCCGCTTCTACGCGAACCCGGTCGTTGGCGGCTCCGTGGAGCGGCAGACCGGCAAGAGCGTGACCGGCATCGTGTGGGCGCTGTACCGCGCGATGGCGGAGGGCGCGACCGTCCTCTGGACCGACCACAACTACTCGACCACCTGCGAGATGTACCGCAGGTTCAGGACGGTCCTGGGGACCAAGGCGAACGACCCGGCGGCGAGGTACCCGGAGTTCAACGAGAGGGTCGCATACTGCTCGGCCAAGACCGCGCAGGAGGCCTTCTTCCTCAAGCCCCCGAGGGACGGCGCCCCGGCCGGCTCCATCCACTTCGCGACGCGCACGAAGAGCGCGTCGCTCGGCTACAGCTTCGACCTCGTCATCTACGACGAGGCGCAGGAGCTGACCGAGGAGCAGGAGCAGGTCATCATCCCCACGACCTCCTCCGGCGCGCTCCACGACCTGCAGCTCGTCTACCTCGGAACCCCCACGCGCCCCGGCTCCCAGGGCACGAGCTTCCGGGAGCTGAGGGACGAGGCGCTCGCGGGCGCGGAGGAGACCTGCTGGTGGGAGTGGGGCGTCGACGAGGTCGGGGACGTGGACGACGAGTCCCGGTGGCGCGCCGTGCACCCCGCGCTCGCCTCCGGCGTCGCGGACATCCGAGCAATACGCGTGGGGCGCCGCAAGCTCAGCGCCTTCGCGTTCGCCCAGGAGTACCTGGGCTACTGGTTCGACGCCAAGGCGCAGGACTGCCTCGTCTCCAGGGACGAGTGGGACGCCTGCGCCGGCGGCCCGGCGCCGGAGGGGGAGCCGTCTGCTTTCGGCGTCAAGTTCTCCCCGGACGGCGGCACGGTCGCGGTGGCGGCGGCGATGAGGGTCGGCCGCGCCACCCACGTCGAGCTCGTGGGCGTCGAGCCGACCGTCCACGGGATATCCGCCCTCGTGCGGGCCATCGCCCGCAACGCGAGCGGGGCCGCGTGGAGGGTCGACGGCAAGTCCGGCGCGCAGACGCTCGTCGACAGGGCGCTGGCGGAGCGCGAGGGCCTCGGGGACGACATGCCGCCCCTGGACATATCGGTCGTGAGGGTCTCCGACGTGACCACGTACGCCCAGGGCTTCCTGGACGCGGTGCGCGAGGGGACCGTCGAGTGGTACAGGCCTCCCGTCGCGGACGGCGACGAGGAGCCGGACGCGCTCACCGAGAGCGTGCTCACGGTGACGCGCCGGAGGATCGGCAGCATGGGCGGCTGGGGCTTCGGCGGGGACGACCCCACCCCGGCGGAGGCGGCCGCCATCGCGCGCTGGGCCGCGCAGGCCGCGCCGGGCGAGGGGGACGAGATGGAGGTGTTCTACGGATGATCACTCTCGGCCAGGAGGTCGCCCAGGCGGACGGCCTCGAACCCGAGGACGCGGCGACGGTCCGGTCGCTCGTCGACACCTGGAGGGAGCACTACTGCAGGAACCGCCTCCGCGACAGGTACTACCGCGGCCACGTCCGGGTGAAGGACATAGGCATCTCCGTGCAGAAGGAGCTCGCGAGGAAGCTCGACCCCCGCGTCGACTGGGCCGCTAAGTGCGTGGACTGGTGGGCCGACCGCGTCCAGTACGAGGGCGTCACGCTCTCCGGCGCCGAGGACGGCGCGGAGGAGGCGCTCTCCGCCATCCTGGACGCGAACGGGATCAAGGGCCTCGTGCACCTCTCGGCGGCGTCCTCCCTCAGGCACTCGTGCGCGTTCCTGGCGGTGACCGCCGGCGACACCGACGCTGGCGAGCAGCCGGTCGTGGTCGCGGGATACCCGGCTACCGCGGCCTCCGCCGTCTGGTCACAGTCGCTCAGGCGCATCACGGCCGGGATGGTCGTGGTGGCAACGGAGCGCAGGCCGCACAGCCCGGTGCGCGTGCCCTCCGTCATAGACGTCCTCACCGACACCGACGCCATCACCCTGACCAGGGGCGCGACGGGATGGGTCGCGGAGTACAGGCCGCACTCCATGGGCAGGGCGCCCATGGTCCACGTCGCGTACCACCCGACGCTGGAGAACCCGTTCGGCAGGTCGCGCATCACGCGCTCGGTGATGAACTACGTGGATGACGCGCAGCGCGAGCTGCTCAACATGACCGTCGCCGCCGCGTTCGCCGCGGCGCCGCAGAAGTACCTCATGAACTCCTCGAAGGAGGCGATGCAGGCCATAAGGGACTCGCCCTTCGGCGCCTACATCGGCTCGATATTCGCGGCGACGCCGGGGCGCGACGGGCAGGCGCCGCAGTTCGGGCAGCTGGCCCAGGGGTCCATGCAGCCGCACGTCGACTACATGCGCTCCCTCGCGGCGCAGTTCTCCGGCTCCACCGGGGTGCCGCTCTCCTCGCTCGGAGTCGTCTCCGACAACCCGTCCTCGGCAGAGGCCATCTACGCCTCGAAGGAGGACGCGGTCGTGGACATCCAGCACTACATCGACGGCTGGAAGCGCTCAATGCAGGACGTGTGCCGCATGGCGTGGGCCGCGAGCGAGGACGTCACGTACGCGCAGGCCGCGCAGGAGCTGGGGACCATCTCGGTCCACTTCAGGAACCCGTCGATGCCCTCCGTCGTGAGCCAGTCCGACGCGATGGTCAAGCAGATAAGCGCCATCCCCTGGCTCGCGGACTCCGACGTCGCGCTGCGCGAGCTCGGCTACGACGACGAGCAGATAGCGCAGCTCAGGAGCGACAGGCGGAGGAGCCAGGCGAACACGGTCCTGGGCGAGGTCGCCAGCGGGGCGGCGAGGTGAGCGCCCTCTCGCGCGCCAGGCTCGAGAGGTACGACTCCGACCTCTCCGCCGTCGAGGGCGCGGCAGAGGAGGTCGCCACGCGGGAGTTCCTCTCGTGGAGGGCGGAAAACCTCAACGCGACGGTCGCCGAGGTGCGCGACCACGTGAAGGCCCTCGTGGCGGACGTCCTCGACAGGTACGGGAACGCAGCCGGCGAGCTCGCAGCGCGGCTCTACGAGGAGCAGGCGGAGTCGGCCGGGGCGGACGTCCCGCCCGCGGAGATCCCGGACGTGGGGGAGGCGGCGCTCGACGCCATCGACAGCCGCGCCCGATACCTCGTCGGGAGGATCGCCGGAGACGGCGGCAGGGAGGACATCTGATGCCTTTCGAGCTTCCCGACGCCCTCAGGCGCCTTGCCGGCGCCGAGCAGTGGGTAGCGTGGGACGACGTCGGCGGGAGGAAGGTCCCCAAGTCCCCGCACGGGGGAAACGCGAAGTCGAACGACCCGTCGACGTGGGGCAGCTTCGAGGATGCGGCCAGTGCGGCCGAGGCAAACGGCTTCACGGGGGTCGGGATCGAGCTCGACGGCGGCCTGGTCGGCATCGACCTCGACGGCTGCGTCCACGACGGGAAAATCGACCCGTGGGCGCAGGAGATCATAGACTCGGTAGCCTCGTACGCGGAGCTGAGCCCGTCGGGTACGGGCGTCCACGTCCTGGCGTACGCCGACCCCACGCGGACCGGCGCGATAGGCCGCGCCGACCACAGGCGCGGCATCGAGGTCTACAACCACGGCCGGTACTTCACCGTCACCGGCAGGCAGGTCGGATCGTCGGGAATCGAGGACCGCACCGAGGAGGTCTCCCGCCTCGTCTCGGAGAGGTTCCGTGGAGAGTCGCCGGAGCAGTCACTGGCGAGGCAGGTGGGCAGGCTCGCCCGCGACCAGGTGGCGCGCCGCGCCAACGAGACGACGTCGCACAACGTGGGCCGCGACGCCAAGAGGGGCGCGAGGTTCGCCCGCGTGCCGATGGGTACGCACGCGTGCCAGTTCTGCCTCATGCTCGCGAGCAGGGGGTTCGTCTACCACAGCGCGCAGACCGCCGGGGAGTTCGGCCACTACCACAGCGACTGCAGGTGCAAGGTCGTGGCGGGCTTCCCGGAGATGGCCTACTACTGGAAGAACGGCGTCAAGGTGTCGCGCGGGAAGGACCCGACCGTCGAGGGGTACGACCCGGATGCATTGCTCAAACTGTGGAAAGACCTTTCCTCAATCGACAACAGAAAAGACCTGTCACCTCTTGAGAAATCTGCATACAAGGCATTCCTGTCAGCCGGCGGAGACACAGAGTTCACTGCAAGGCATGCCGTTGGAGCCAAGGCCATAACCGACTACGTGGTCCACATGCCAAGCGGCAACGACACCGTGTTCTTTCCGGGAAGTGAAGTGGAAGTCAAGAAGGTGTTCGCAGGAAGCGGTAGCGACCCAGAAAAAGTACTCAGAGTGGCAAAAAGACTCTCGGATGAGTACGGGGGAAACCCAGAGGACTGGTCTCACGTGTCAGGAGAGGGATGGATATTCGACCCGGACGATAATGGTAGAATCAGGCGAGCGGAGGTTCACTGGATGGAATGCCAGGACGTCGGAAGAGTCGAGTTCTACTTCAAGAGATGGGCAAAGGACCAGTAGATGAAAGTCCGCTACATAGGAAACTACTACAAGGTTGTTCTCGCTAGGGGCGGGATTTACGAAGTCGTCTCTATCGAGACTGGACCTCGCGGTAAGTCCTACCGCATCTACTCACCCCACATTGACGATGATGGACTCTTTCCTGCCGACCAGTTCGAGACCGTTGGAGACGACGCTCCTCTGACTCTAGGGGATTATTCGAACCTGTAATAGGGGGCCAGGAAAATGCCTAGGGACTACGACGCCATGCGGGCCGTGCTCGCGACTGCCGCCAGGGGCGACCGGCCCTCCAAGTACGGGGACCTCTGGTCCGCCGTCCGGGACGAGTCCGTGCTCAGGTCCGAGCTCGCGCGCCTGGGCCGCGACGGCCTGCTCGACAACGGCATCAGGTTCCAGGGCGGGGACGGGTGCTGCCTCGGGGGCGAGGCGTCCATCACCGAGGAGGGGCGCGAGTTCCTCAACCTCATCGAGAACGAGGGTGTGTGGCAGCTCGTCCTCCGCACGCTCACCTCGGCCGGTGTGGACGTCCCGTACCCGCTCCTCAAGGAGGTATGCGAGGAGATAGTGAAGAGGTACGTCTCGAGCTTCATCCCAGACATCCCATAGACCAAAGCGAAAGAGCCAACAGCTGGCCGCCTCCATCGGAGGCGGCCATTTTCATGCACCTACACCACACTTCCCGCTAGTTCAAACGGTGAGAACTCACGGCTCTGGTCCGTGCGATCGGGGTTCGAGCCCTCGGCGGGAAGCCATCGACAACCTGGGGCGCCGCACGGCGCCCCTCGTCATATCAGGCGGCCGCATGGCCACGGGACCCCGCCGCACGGCAGGGACGAGAGGAGCCGACATGGCTGAAGAGGAAGGCGTCAACGAGGGGCAGGAGCCCGAGGGCGGGCAGGCCGGCGGCGAAGGGGCCGGCGGCGGCACCGACTGGAAGGCGATGGCCCGCAAGTGGGAGCGCCTCGCGAAGGAGAACTCCGAGAAGGCAAAGTCCTACGACGAGCTCCAGGGGGCATCCAAGACCGAGCTGCAGAAGGCGAGGGAGGCCGCCGAGAAGGCCAAGGCCGAGCTCGACGGCTACAAGGCCAAGGCCGAGCTCGCCGAGGCCCGCTCGAGGGTGGCCAAGTCCTCCGGCATCCCGGAGGCGCTCGTCTTCGGCGCGACCGAGGAGGAGATGGAGACCAACGCAAAGGCCGTCGCCGCCTTCGCCAGGCCGAGGTCTGGCGCGAGGACGGGCCACTCCGGACGCTTCGACGCCAGCGCCGGCTCGGGGGACGCCCTCTCGGAGGCGAAGCTGAGGCTCGCCCAGCAGATGTTCGGCTCCGGGGAATAGGAACTCACGCAGAAAGGCAAGGACATGCCAGCAACCACAACCAAGAACATCACGCTCCCGTCCGAGGTCGCCGCCGCTGTGGCCACCAAGGCGCGGGACACCTCGACCATCGCGACGCTCTCCCCGAGCACGCCGATGCTCTTCAAGGACATGACGCACGTGATCTTCTCCAAGGAGCCGGAGGCCGAGTTCGTCGGCGAGGGCGTCCAGAAGTCCCCATCCGATGTCGGCTTCACCCCGGTGAAGGGCGAGATCCACAAGGCGCAGGTGACGGTGCGCCTCTCCGACGAGGTAAAGTGGGCCGACGAGGACTCCAAGCTCGGCATCGTCGACGCCGTCGTCGACGCCTCGGCCGCCGCGATCGGCCGCGCGCTCGACTACGGCGTCTACCACGCCATCAACCCGGCAACCGGCCTCGCCATGTCCGACGCGACCGCGCTAACCGCCGGAGCCGCCAAGGTCACCGCCACCTCCGACCCGTCCGCCGACCTCGACAGCCTCGTGTCCGCGGTCAACGAGTCCTGCGACGTGGACGGCATCGCCCTCTCCAAGACCTGGGCGAACGACCTCCGCAAGATCCGCGTGAAGGAGACCGGGGCCCGCCTGTACCCCGAGATCCCGCTCAACCTCAAGGCCGGCACCCTCGACGGCATCACGGCCGCGACCTCGGGCACCGTCAACGGCGCGCTCGCCAAGACCCCGACGAACGTCCTCGCCATCCTCGGCCAGTTCGGCCTCATCAAGTGGGGAATCGTGCGCGACCTCGGCCTCGACATCATCGAGACCGGCGACCCGGACGGCATCGGCGACCTCAAGCGCCTCAACCAGATCGCGTACCGCACCGAGTCGTGTACTCCTGGGCGGTCCTCGACAAGGCCGCGTTCGCGGTGCTCGAGAAGGCGTCGGCATAGGGGGTGGGCGCCCATGGCGCAGCACGCTAGCGTGTCCGACCTACGGGCCCTCTGGCCAGAGGCCGGCACGCTCGACGAGGCGAGGGCGGAGGCCCTGCTCCCGCTCGTCTCGGCCGCGATAGACGGCACGTGCGCCTCGGAGGGCGTGGACCCGTCGGGCGTCGACGATGGCGTGCTCAGGCTGGTCACCTGCCAGGTGGCCACGAGGATGCTCGCGACGTCCGGCGGGTTTGGCGTCACGCAGACGTCGTGGGGCGCGAGCCCGTTCTCGGGCTCCGAGAGCTACGCCAACCCGACCGGGGACATCTACCTCACGAAGACCGAGCGCCAGCTCCTGGGGCTCGGCGCTCCGACGTGCGGGTTCGTCTCGCCGAAGGTGCCCGAATGAGGTGGCCGGGGGTGGCGGTGTCCGTCCGCGTCCCCGCGGCCGGCGCCGCGGACGCCCACGGGAACCCATCGGCGTCCTGGGGCGAGCCCGTCGAGGTGGCGGGGGTGCTCCCATACCCGTCCGGCACCGGCGACCTGGGCGAGGAGAGGCCCGACGGGGTGACCGTGGCCATGCGCTTCCACTGGCCCAGGGCCGACCACCGCGACCTCAGGGGCGCCCTCGTCGTCTACGGGGGCCGCACCTACCGCGTGGTCGGGGACCCGCAGCCGTACCCGGACGGCTCTGTGCCCGGCCCGTGGGACCGCACCGTCGAGACGGAGGCGTGCGATGGGTAGCCGCGTGAGGTGCCACCCGGTCACGGCGGGCGTGCGCGCCACGCTCAAGGACCCGGCGGTCCAGGCGATGCTGCACCAGGCGGCCGTGGCGGCCGCGTCGAGGTGCAACGCGCTCTGCGACCCAAACCTCAGGCGCAGGGGCGCGGTCTACGAGCCGATGGACCAGGTGCGCGGCTACACGGCCGTGAGCCTGGTCGTTGCGTCCGGCGCCCAGGACGGCGCGCTCGCGCGCGTCGACAACTGGCGAAACAACACGCTCAAGAAGGGGTGCGGCGCATGAGCTACGACGTGCTGGCCGACCTGTGCGCGTGGCTCTCCGCGCGCCTGGGCGTGCCCTGCTCCACCTCCGTCCCGGCGCGGCGCCCCGCGGAGTTCGTCACGGTCGAGCGCACGGGCGGGCAGACCTCGCTCGGGCGCGACGACCCGAACCTCGCCGTGCAGTGCTGGTCGGGGACGGAGGCGGGCGCGTACACGCTCGCCCTGGCGGCCCGCGAGGCGGTCCTCTCGTGCTGGGAGGGCCTGCCCATGGTCTGCCGCGCGACGGTCGGCTCGACCTACCACTTCCCCGACCCGGACAGCAGGGCCGAGAGATACCAGATAGACGCCTACCTGACCACCAGGCCGTAGGCAGGAAGAGAGGAAACGATGGCGACAGACACCGAGCCCATCCAGGACACGAGCAACCTGGGCGTGGCAAAGGGCCGCCCCGGCGGCTACGCGATGGTCGCGCCCGCGGGCACGGACCTCACCGCGCTCAAGGACGTGAGCAAGACCATCAAGGATCTCATCCAGACCGTCTCCGGCGCGCGCTCCCTCGGCTACATCTCCGAGGACGGCGTGACCTTCTCGACGGACACCGACACCAACGACAACTCGGAGTGGGGCGGCAAGGTCGTCGACTCCGCCCTCTCCAACTACGCGGAGAGCGCGCAGGTGACCTTCCTCGAGTCGCGCAAGGCGGTGCTCGACAGCTTCTACGGCGACGGCAACGTCACCGTCACCGACGCCACGACCGAGATCAGGCACAACGAGAACTTCACCGACCCCCACGTCTACGTCTTCGACGCGGTCGTGAGCGCCACCAAGGTGAAGCGCTCCATCATCCCCCTCGGCAGGATCTTCGAGCGCGACGACGTCTCCGAGAACAGCTCGGACATGATGGGCTACACGCCGACGATCAAGTGCATGCCCTACGACGGCTACGACGGCGACACCTACCGCGACTACATCTACGACGCGAAGAAGGCGGCCTCCGCGGGCGGCGGCGCGTAGGCCGGCGGCGCAGGGGACGGATAAAGCGGCCGCGGGGGCGAGCCCCCGCGGCCGCGGCCATGACTGGAGGGACCGATGGAAGCAAGCGAGATGACCCCGGAGGAGCTGCGCCGCTACGCGGCCGAGAAGGAGGCCTCGAGGCGCGACCTCGAGCGCAGGTACCTGAACATCGCGCCGGCGGAGCCCGCGCCCGCCCAAGAGGCGAGCCGCGCCCCCTGGGAGCGCGAGGTCGAGTTCGAGGGCGACAGGTACGTCGTGGACATGCGGCCGTTCAGGTCGCGCGAGTTCTTCAGGCGCGCGGCGCGCATCAACGACGAGCGCGCGGCCGACTCCCTGAGCACGACCGACATGCTCGACTTCTACGAGTTCTGCTTCGGCGGCGAGGGCGGCGTGGACGAGCAGGCCACGGCGCGCGTCACGGAGCGCCTCGGATACGAGGACTACCAGGAGGTCCTGCGCATCGAGGACGGGATCTTCGGGCTGGTCGACGCAAAAAACTAGGCGCGCTCGCCCCGCTCCTCGCGGACCCGGAGGCGCGGGCCGCGCTCGCGGCCGACCTGCGCCAGTACTACGGCGCCGACCTCGAGGCCGAGCTGGGCGAGTTCCGGTTCTCCGACCTCCGCACGCTCGCGGAGCAGCTCCCGGTCGGGTCCAGGACGGTGCGCAGGGCCGACCCGAGGGCGGGGTGGGACGAGCAGGCGTACCTGCTCGCCCTCGTCGCGGACAACCTCAGCTTCCTGCGCTACGAGCTCTCCGGCGGCAGGGGACACAAGCCCAAGCCGGTCGAGAGGCCCAAGGCCCCGAGGGCCGCCCGCCACATAGACGCCACGGACGCCCAGATCAGGGGGCTCCTCTTCGACGAACGGAGGTAGCGGCAGATGGCAGACGTCGTCAAGGGCTCGGTGCTCCTCACCCCGCGCTTCGACAACCTCACGTCGACCGTCTCGAGGGAGCTTGAGGGGGCCTTCGGCTCCTCCGGGGCGGACAGGGCGGGCGGCGCCGCCGCGCGGCTCTTCGGCTCCGGGTTCGCCGCGAGGGCGGGCGCCATCTCCGGCGTGGTCCAGGGCGTGGCGTCCAAGGCGATGGACGCCATCTCCGGCTCCATCGGCTCGGCGGTCTCCCGCGTGGACACCCTGGCCAACTACCCGAAGGTCATGTCGAGCCTCGGCGTCGCATCGGACGTCGCGACCGCCTCGATAACCTCGATGGGCGACCACCTCTCCGGCCTGCCGACGCGCCTCGACGCGATGGCGTCCTCGGTGCAGGGCATCTACGCCGCGTGCTCCGGCATGGGCGTCGGCCTCGACGAGGCGACGGCGGCCGGCCTCGGCCTCAACGACATGCTCCTCGCCGGCGGCCAGGGCTCCGAGGTCGCCGAGGCGGCCATGGTCCAGTTCACGCAGGCCCTCTCGAAGGGCAAGCCCGACATGGAGGACTGGCGCTCGCTCACGAGCGCGGCGCCCGCCCAGATGAACCAGCTCGCCCAGGCGATGCTGGGGCCGACGAAGAACTCGACCGACCTCTACAAGGCCATCCAGGACGGCACCGTCTCGATGGCGGACATGCTCGGCGCGATCTCCACGCTCGACACCCAGGGCGGGGACGGCTTCACGAGCTTCGCCGACCAGGCGAAGTCCGCGACGGGCGGCATCGCCACCAGCTGGTCCAACCTGCAGAACAGCGTGACCAAGGCCGTCGCGTCGGTCATCAACGCCATCGGGCCGGAGGCCATAACCGCCCCCATGCAGGCGGCATCGGGGCTCATCAAGGGCCTGGGCGACGACGTCGCCTCCGTCGTGACGGACGCCAAGGGGTACCTCTCCGACCTGTGGGCGAGCTTCGCCCCGCAGGTCGACCTCTCGCCGCTCGACCTCGCCGGGGGCTACCTCCAGGGGATCTCCGAGTCCGCGGGCGCGGTGGTCGGCTCGCTCGCCGGGCTCGGCAGCGAGTTCGTCGAGTCAGGGGCCGCGGCGCAGGTCCTGGACGGCGCGCTCCAGGCGCTCGACGGGGCCATCGGCTTCGTCAGCGCCGTCGTGCAGCCCGTAGCGGGCTGGGTCCAGGCGCTCGTCGACGCGATGGCCGAGAACGGGACCGTCCAGGCGTTCGGCGACGCGGCGCAGGCGGTGGGGGACGCCCTCAAGAGCGTGATGGACAACGCGTCCCTCGTGGTGGACGACCTCACGGGCGTCGGGGACTCCAGCGACTCCGCGAGGGGCGCGGCCGACCTCCTCAAGGCCTCGCTCGACGGGGTCAGGGACGTCGCCGAGCTCGTCGGCGGCGCGTTCGACGCGATGTCGCAGAGCCTCGACGCCGTCGAGCCCGCGATCGTCGCCGTCGCGACCGCCATCGGGGCGGTCAAGGTCTCCTCCGGCGTCACGTCGGCGGCCAAGACCCTCGGCGACCTCGGTGCGGCGGTCTCGCTCGCGAAGGAGGCCGTCCAGGGCGGGCGCGGGGTCCTCGAGTCCGTGTCCTCCGCCTTCGGCGCCCTCGGCTCCGACGCCGGACCCGCGGCGAGCGCCGTCGGCTCGATCGCCGGCAAGCTCAGCAGCCTGAAGGCGGCGGCGTCCGCCGCGGGGGGCGGGATCACTGGCCTCTCTAGCGCCCTGGGCATCGGCCCGTGGGGACTCGTGGCCACTGCGATAGCCGCGGTGGTCGCCGGCCTCGTCTACTTCTTCACGCAGACGGAGACCGGACGCGCCCTCTGGGCGCAGTTCACCCAGTTCCTCTCCCAGGCCTGGGATGCCGCCGTCCAGGCGCTCTCGGCGGGCGCCTCGGCCGTCGCGTCCTTCTTCACCGTGACCATACCGCAGGCGCTCCAGTCGGCGCTCGCGTGGCTGCAGCAGCTCCCCGCCATGCTGCTCGGCTTCCTCCAGCAGCTCCCCGTGATGCTCGCGACCGGGCTCGGGCTCGTGATAGGCGTCGTGGCCGGGATCGTGGTCTCCCTCGTCGAGCTCGCCGTCCAGGGCGGCCAGGCCTTCCTCACCGGCCTGGTCACGTTCCTCGCGCAGCTCCCCGGGCAGATCGCGGCCTTCCTGCAGGCCGCGATCGCCTTCGTCGCGTCCTTCGCGGCGCAGCTCGCCGCGGACGCGGTCCAGGCGGGCACGTCGTTCGTCCAGGGCGTCGTGACGTTCTTCACCCAGCTCCCGGGGCAGATAGCCGCCTTCCTCGCGTCCGCAGTCGCCGCCATAGCGGCCTTCGTCGCGGAGCTGCCCGGGCAGGCCATCGCGGCCGGCCAGGGCTTCCTCGACGGCATACAGGGCGGGTTCAACGCGGCGGTGTCCTTCGTCCAGGGCATCCCGGGGCAGATCACCGGCTTCTTCGCCGACGCCGGGAGCTGGCTCGTCAACTCCGGCAAGGCGCTGCTCGACGGCTTCACCAGCGGCATACGGTCGGGCTTCGACGCCGCGAGGAACGCCGTGAGCAACGGGCTCTCGGCGATACGAGACTTCTTCCCGTTCTCGCCCGCCAAGGTGGGGCCCTTCTCCGGGCGCGGCTACACGACCTACTCGGGCATGGCGCTCATGGAGGGCCTGGGCGAGGGCGTGGGGCGCGGCGCGGCGGCGGCCAGGGAGTCCGTGGCGCGCGCCCTCGACGGCGTGCGCTCCGAGATGTCCGCTGAGCCGCTGCGCTTCGCCGCCTCGGTCGACCGCTGGCGCCTGGCGGGAGGGGCCGCGGCGGAGGCCGCCGTCCAGGGCGGCGCCGCCGCCACGGTCGTCAACCAGACCTTCAACACGAAGGTGGTCCGCTCCGACCAGGACATGTACGCCGCGTCGGCGATCCTCAACCGGGCCGCCATCCGCGCGGCGATGGGGGTGTAGCGATGGACAGGAGGTTCGCCAGGGTCTCCGGCGCGGCCGGGACGGTGACCCTCATGGGGACGGGCGCGGCCGCCGGGCTGCACATGTCCTCCCTCGAGGGGTGGTACGGGACGCCCGACGGCAAGTGGAGCCTCACCGAGCGCAAGCTCGGGGACGGCGCCTTCGGGCTCCTCCCGGAGCAGGTCACGTACTCCTCGCGCACCGTGACGATAGGCGGCTTCGCCCTCGGCGCGTCGCGCGCGGAGGTCGTCGCGGGGCTCGGCGCGCTGCGCGCCCTCGCGCACGGGGTGGTCACGCTCTCGGTGGCGGACGGCGGCGGCGAGACGTTCGCCAGGGGCGCCCTGTCGCTCGAGGTCGACAAGGGGTGGAGCGCCACGAGCGCAGGCTTCACGCTCACCGTCGTCTGCCCCGACCCGCGCCGGTACGGCTCCGTGCCGAACCGCGCCTACATGGTGCCCGGCACGGGGGGCGGCGGGCTCGTGTGGTCGGGCTCGGACCCGCACGGCCTGGAGTGGCCCGCGTCCTTCGCCGACACCGGCGGGGGGCAGAACGTCGCGACGCTCTGGAACCGCGGGACGTCGACCGCGTACCCGACCATCACCGCCTCCGGGAGCATCGACTGGCTCACCATCACCGACGTCGCGGGCGGCGGGCAGCTCTCGTACCAGGAGCACGTCGGGTGGACCCCGCTCGTGCTCGACTGCCTCGACAGGACGGCGACCGTGTCGGGCGTGGACAGGTCGCGCATGCTCTCCCGCAGGGACTTCCCGTCGATCCCGGCAGGCGGCTCGGTGACCCTCGCCCTCACGGGCACGGGCGCCGGGACCGTCGCCGTCGAGTGGCGCGACACCTACATCTAGCAAGGAGGACATTCATGGCAGACGTGGCACTCGGCGTGCGCAACTCCGGCTCGGACGGCACGACGCCGCTCGGGCTCCGGCTCTCGCTCGCGTCGCTCTTCGCGAACGTGGGCGTCCTGGACGGCCTCGCGGTCAGCGGCACCGGCTCGCTCACGTACACGGTCGCAAGCGGCACGGCGGTCTGCTCCAAGGGCTCGGGGGACGGCTACACCCTCGCGCACTTCTCGGGCGGCCCGACGCCCGCCGTCTCCGGCAACACGGCCGGGTACCCGCGCATCGACACCGTGTGGGTCACCTCGCACGACGTCGACCAGGGCGACCCGGACAACCACGTCGCGGTGGGGGTCACCCAGGGGACGCCCGCGGCGACGCCCGCGCGGCCCACCATCCCCACGTACGCCACGCCGCTCGCCTACATGCGGCTCCCGGCGGGGGCCACGAGCACGTCGGGGGCCACCCGCGACGGCACGGCACCCATGGCCATCCCGTACGCGAGCTCGCGCGGCATCATATTCGACGACGTGAACCGCACCAACAGCTCGAGCGACCTCAACTTCTTCCGCTCGCGCGTCACTGCGGTCGGCGGCAGCTTCTACGTCCCGACGAGCCGCCTCATCACCTTCAGGATGTCGATAAGCTGCATGTGCGGCGACGGGGTATGGCACTTCGCCAACTCGCACACGATGGGCAGCGTGATCGTGCACCTCGTCGTGGACGGCACCGACGTCTACAACGCCGAGGTCATGGTCAACGACTACTGCGGCGTGGTCCAGGGCCTCTCGTACACGCAGGTCGTGGCCGCGGGCAGCCACTCGGTGCGCATGGACTACGAGCAGACCGGTACCGCCGACAGGATCCTCATGAAGTACTCCGCCTCGCAGTGGCCTGGCCAGCGCCTGCAGGTGGTCGACGAGGGGGCGGCCTAGCATGGGGTGGAGGTGCCTCGTGTGCGACACCATGACCGGCCAGGTCGTGGCGCCGATAGACATCCCGTCCCTCCGCTGGACGCTCACGGTGTCGGACTGCTCCATGTCGACGACGCGCGACAAGGGGACGGGAGAGGGCGAGGCGACCGGGCTGCAGGTCCCGTGGTCCGCAGTCCCCGCCACGGACGCGTACGGGCGCTCGAGGATGCTCGCGAGCTACAGGAGGGCCATCGCCCTCGCGTGGGAGCACCGGGACGGCACGCTCTCGCCCGTCGTCTTCGGCGCCATAGGGTCGCGCACCGACACCTGGGACGACACCAGCTTCGACCTCGTGAGCCCGCTCTCGCTGCTCGGCTCGCGCGTGCTCGTGCGCGAGGGGGCCTTCGGCCACGGGGACCCGGCGGGGACCACGCAGGGCGGGATGTCGTACGCGGGGCTCTCCCGCAGGGCCATCGCGTGCGCCGTCGGCCAGGCATGCACGGACTACAAGCCGGGCGGGGCGCTTCCCATCGACTGGCAGTACCAGGGCGAGGCGGGCGGCCACTCCGCGTCGTACCCCGGGCACGACGTGGCGAACAACACGTGCAAGGGGATATGGACGGCCCTGGCGAACTCCGACGGCGGCCCCGACATCCAGCTCAGGCCCTACATGGCGGACGAGTCGCACGTGCGCCTGCTCATGTGCGCGGGGTCGGACGGCGCACCGTACCTCGGGCAGGACTCGCCGGTGCGCACCATCGCCGCGTTCCGCGGCGGCGGCACGGCGCAGGACGTCAGGGTGGCCTTCGCCGCGCCCACCATGCGCGTGTACGCCACCGGCGCGGGTTCCGACGAGGCGCAGCTGTGCTCGCTTGCGGAGGACCTGTCGCTCTGCAACGACCCGTACGACCCGTGGCCGCTCGTCGAGCAGGCCTGCGCGCTCTCGGACGACGAGGACGCCGGGACGCTCGCCGGGCACGCGCGTGCGCGGCTCGAGTCCGTGAGGGCCCCGATGGCGCAGGTCCAGTGCACCGTGCACCTCGGCGACCCCGCCGGCATCTCCCCCGGGGACGTGTGGCCCGGCCAGATGCTCGACCTCGTGACGGAGGGGTTCCCCACCCTCCCGGACGGCGCGCACCGCATGCGCCTCATGCAGATGGAGGGGGACGAGTCGGAGGACTGCACCCTCACCTTCGACGTGGTGGCGGACCCGGCGTACGCATGACCCGGATTGGAGTGACGGCGGATGATACACACCAGGCTCGAGGGACTCGTCGGCGACACCGAGCGCATCGCGCGCGTCGCGGTGGCGGCATACGACCTGGCGTCGCTCCCGAGCACGGCGCCGTCCGGGACGGCGTCGTACGACAACGGGGACGGCACGCGGACGGTCATCGGCCCGCAGGCGGGCGGCAGGACGATCGCGACGCACGTGGGCGACCTCACGCCGCCCGGAAGGCCGCTCGGCGTCGCCGGCGCGTCGAGCGCGGGCGTCGTGTACATAGCGTGGGGCGGGGAGCTGGAAGGCGGGGTCCCCGACGACTTCGACCACGTCTCGCTCTACATGTCCGTCGAGGGCACCAGCGAGCTCGTCGGCACGCTCACCGAGGCGGGCATCGTCTCGACGGTCCCGATGGCCACGACCGCGACGGTCGAGGTCTGGGCGACGGCGGAGGACGACGCCTGCCTCGCGGACGGGACCCAGGGCCACAACGTCTCCGCGGAGAGCGACCGCGCGTCCGTCACCGTCGCCCAGGCGGCGGACCCCGCGGCCGTGACGGACCTCCTCGGGACGGTCACGACGCTCTCCAGGACCAGGATGCTCATGGCCACGTGCGACACCGACGCCGCCACGGCCGCGAAGGCGGCGACCCTCGCGTCAGGGTCGCTCGAGCTCCGCGCCGGTGCCAGCGTCACCGTGGTCTTCTCCCACGCGAACACGGCGAACGTGCCGACGCTCGACGTGGGCGGCACCGGCGCCAGGCCGCTGCGCACCAACGGGTCCGCGAGCGCCTACTGGGCGGACGGCCAGGCCGTGGTGCTCACCTACGACGGCACCTACTGGCAGGTGTGCAGCACGCCCGTCTACGCGTCGACGGTGACCGTGGGCAACCCGGGTGGCTCGAACGTACGCATCGACTCGAACTCCGTCGACGTGCGCGACGGGACGGACGTCACGGCAAGCTTCCAGCGGGACGGCGTCACCTTCCTAGGGGGCAAGTACGCGGTCAAGACGTACTCGACCGCGCTCGCCGGGTCGAGCGACCCCGTGACCGGATTCCAGGTGTCGTCGCCAGGTCCGGCGAAGGTCTCCGGGTCGACCTCCTCGGTAGTCGGCGACATCGGCGGCGTACAGTCGGCCGTCACGGCGGGATGGGTCCAGGACATCGGCTGCGGCGCGGTGATGGACGCGCGCGACAAGTCGTCCGGGGAGTACCACTTCGTATCGGTCACGCTCCCGCGCGGCATCGAGATGGACGGCCTGTCCGTCTCCCAGGCGGCACACAAGTCCACGTACAGCTCCAACCTCAACGACGTCGACTACGGGGTCAACACCTTCACGCCCGCGACCACGGGGCGGCCGACAGACGGCTACGGCTACTGCGTGACCGTCAGCTCGGGCAACGGCGGGACCTACTCCTACTGGCGGCATCAGGTGGCGATAGTCAACGGGAGCGGCATCTACACCCGGGAGTGCATCAACCCCGGGGCCGGGGCGTCGTGGACCTCGTGGCGGCGCATGACCTACTACGACCGCGCCGTGACCAGCATCTACCGCCTGAGGAACCCGTACTCTGGCTTCTACCTCTACACGTCATCCTCCTCCGAGTACAACAGCCTGATATCTGCCGGGTGGTCCGGCGAGGGCACGAACTTCTACGCGTTCAACTAGGGAGATTGCGATGGACTACTACGACGAGAATCTGCAGCCGCTAGCGGACCCGGACCTCAGCGACAAGCTCATCGAGGAGCGCGTCGTGGACGGGCGCACGTACACGGTGCTGCACCCGCTCGACTCGCAGCAGGCCGAGGCGCGCAGGAGGGCAATCGCGGCGATGGCGGCGCAGCCCACCACCGCTGGCACGGAGGACGCGCTGGCGGACCTCGGGGCGTACGTGGCCGCACTCGAGGCCCGCGTGGCCGAGCTTGAGGGGAGGCAGTGATGGCGGAGATGTACGCGAGGCGCGTCATACGCGGCGAGATGGCAGTCGAGGACGTGCCCGCGCCGTGGCGCGACGCCGCGAGGGAGATAGTCGAGCGGGAGACGGGCGGCGCCGAGTGACGGCGGAGCAGGACCGGGCGGCGTACCGAGACACCGCGCTCAAGGTGCTCGTGGTCGGGATATCCGGCGTGATGGCGTACATGGCGTCCACGACGCAGGCGAGCCCGCGCGTCGACTACCTGACCGTGGCGTGGCTGGCGATCATCGCCCTCGCCATCGCAGCCGTGGGGGCCATCGACGCGCGCGGGAGGCGCGACGAGCACAGGCGCGAGCAGGAGGCGGAGCGTGCGCGCTCCGCCGAGCACGACGCGCTGGTCGACTCGGCGCTCAAGGTGCTGCTCAGGCAGAAGCTCGTGAGCGAGCACGACAGGCTGGTGTCCCACGGCGGGGCGGACGACACGCAGCGCCGCGCGTGGGTGGCCAGCTACGAGACGTACGAGGCCCTGTGCGAGGCCACGGGCGACCGCAACGGCGTGGTGGACTCGTACAGGCAGGACGTTCTGGAGCTGCCGCCACGGGGCGGCGGAAGGGAGACGAGATGAGGTACATGCTGCCGGACTGGGCCTACCAGGCCATAAAGTGGGCCACGCTCGTGGCCATCCCCGCGCTCACCACGCTCTACGTGGTCCTCGCGGGCGTGTGGGGCTGGCCGCACCCGGACGAGGTGGCCAAGACGAGCGCGGCCGTGTGCACGTGCCTGGGCGCGCTGCTCGGAGTCTCGGCCGCGACGGCGACGGGGGACGGGGGCGGCGACGATGGCGGGGACGCCTAGCGGGGCCCCGCGCTGCGCCCTGTGCGGCTCCCCGATGCGCGAGGAGCTGGGCATGGAGCGCAGCCACGAGGGCATCACACAGCGCTGGTGGACGTGCCCCAGGTGCCTGCACCGGCAGGCGACAGTCGAGGAGGAGGGCGGCAGGGACCGCCCGGAGGGGAGCGAGGCATGCACCTCTATGTGATTTGCGGCCACGGCGCCGGTGACCCCGGCGCGTGCGGCAACGGCTACAGCGAGGCGGAGCGCGTGCGCGCGCTCGGGGCCAGGATTGCCGCCCTCGGCGGCCCATCCGTGACGCTCCTCGACACGAGCCGAAACTGGTACGCGGACCGAGGAATCAACTCGCTGAGCATACCGAGCGGGGACGCGCTCGTGGAGCTGCACATGGACTCGGCCGGCCCAGGGGCCCGTGGCGCCCACGTCATCATCGCCGGAGGCGTCGGGGGCCCGGACCGCTACGACCGGGCGCTGGCCGACAGGCTGTGCGCCATCTTCCCCGGCCGCGCCAACCGCATCGTGGAGCGCACCGACCTGGCGAACCCCAACCGCGCAAAGGCACGCGGCATCAACTACCGGCTCGCGGAGAACGGCTTCATCACGGACGCCGGGGACATCGAGACGTTCAACTCGCGCCTGGACGAGATAGCCGGCGCGTACCTGGACGCATTCGGAATCGCCAACGGCAGCGCTGCGCCGGCCGCACCGGCGACGAGCGAGGGCAACGAAACTGAGGAGGAAGAGGACATGGCAGACTTCGGAGTGATCTTCAACCCCGGTGAGGCCACGAAGGACGATAGCGTCGGCGGCCTCTATTGGATGATCGGCGGGCACCTGTACCACTTCACCAACGCTGACCAGCCAAAGGCGCTCGACAAGGTGTGCGAGGCAGTCAACGGGCACTCCGTGCCCCGCTACGCCTTTGATGGCACTGACCCCTGGGCAGACCGCCTCGCCCAGTCCTGCGGCGGCTGGGGCAGCGCCGTGGACTGCCCGCGCTTCGACACTGACTAG